CCGTTCCTAGCCTTGCTTCCCAGCTGGCAGGCGGTGGTTTCCTGGTTAACATGCCATACTTCAAGCCATTAGCGGACACTGATCCACAAATCCCTGATGACAGCAAGGACATTGAGCTCCACACCATCAACACTGGCGTTTCCCAAGCTCGTGAATACGGCATGGACCAAGGTTGGTCCGCAACCGACCTGGCCGCTGAACTAGCAGGCGCTGATCCGCTGCGTGCGATGAGTAACTCTGTTGCTGACTACTGGCAGCACATCAATGAACGGATCCTGCTGAAGACCCTGGACGGTGTCTTTGCAGCTGACTCTATGAAGAACATCAATCAGTTTGACGCTACCGATGGTCGGCGCAGTGACCACACCTTCTCACTGGCAAACTTCAACGCTGCTCGGTTCCAGCTGGGTGAACGTTACCGTGACCTGGCTGTTGTAGCAGTCCACTCTGACATCCTGCAGCAACTGCAGAACGCTAACATCGTTGACCAGAAGACTGGCAACACGATTCTTGTAAATGGCAACACACTGCCAACACAGATCCAAGCACCGAATCCGGGTGACACGATCAAGGGCGTTCGGATTGTTGTCGATGATTCTTTGCCAGTTAAGGACGGCGTATACACTAGCTACCTGTTTGCTACGGGTGCTTTCGGCTGGTCTGAACTGCCAGTTAACCACGCTGTTGAAACTGGCCGTGATGGTCTGCGGTTCCACGGTGTTGACTACCTGGTAAACCGTCGCCGTTTCGTACTGGCACCTGCTGGTATGTCTTGGAATGAATCTGCATATCAAGCAGCAAAGGCTTCAGCTAATACCACTGCGGCATTCCCAACTATTGATGACATGGGCAACGCCAAGTACTGGACTCGCGTGGCTGACGCTAAATTGATTCCGTTCGTTAAGTTCACCACGACTGCTGACACCATCAAGACGACTAACAGCACCACCAACACCACGCAGCCAACAACGCCAGCTGGCAAGTAATGAGGTGATCTAATATGGCTGACAATCAAACTGTTACCCGCATTCAGACACTTCTAGGCGTGGAGCTAGACGATACTGAAAAGGCACGTGTCCAGATCTACGTTGAAGATGCCAAGCAGGCCATCATGACCTACGTTGCCAGCTATGCAGATGACCCAAGCATTTTCCCAGATGAGCTTGGCTATATCGTTGATCAAATGGCTCTAGCCAAGTTCAACAAATTCCACAATGAAGGCATGACGAGTGTATCGGAGGAAGGGCTGACGCTTAGCTTCAGCTCTAATGACCTCAAGGACTATCTGCCAGATCTTCAAGCGTGGATTGACCGGAAGACGGGCGCTGACGATAGCATGACTGGCCGAGCGATTGGTTGGTGATCCTATGCGATATGATCACACGGTTTATTTGATTACGAAGCCACTGGCCGCCGATGACGATGACATGGACTACAATCCAAAACCGTCGGTCAAGAAAGTAAAGGCCAACGTCAAGCGGACCAACATCAACTTTGCAAGCGGTGAGATGTACGACGTAACAATTGTCCGGGTCTTCGGTGAGTATGAGGCTGATTCAATTGGCCTTGATGACTACAATCCGGATGACCCGACCACCGTCCACAAAATTCAGAAGGTGGGGCGCCACTTGATGAGGACAGACTTCTACATTGCTAATGGTGAGGTGACCTTCAATGCCCAATAACTACGAACAACAGCCACGGGTGGAGTTCTCGGTCAGCATGGGTAACTTTGAACAGGCTCGTGCCGTTGCAAGCCATCTAGCTGCGTTAGGAATGCCGAATGCACTGGAAGTATTTCAGATTGAACACGAGCGGGCCATAGCTGCTAGTAAGGTATTCATTCGTAATGCTGCTGCAGAAGAGGTGGACGAAGCTCAGAAGCTTGAAAGCCAGCAGGTCGGCCACAGCAAGAGCGATTATGTGCCTACTGGTACCTTGCAGGGAAGCATCACGCCTCAATTCAGTGATGACGGCCTGAAAGTTAGCGTTGTCCCCCTGGCAACGTCTGAGGACGCTGAGAAGGCACGTCAGACGATCAAACGGGGTGCTAAGAAGATCCACCAGATCAATCGTCCATCGAAGAGTGAGAATGTTTACTACTACGGGTCTGCAGTCGAGTTTGGGACTAAGAAGATGGCTAAAGAGCCATTCATGAAGCCTAGCGGTGAAAAAGTCATTGCAAAACTTGACAGTAAATTTACCGAAACAATGCGCCGAGCGCTGGAATAGGAGGGCAGAATGGGACCAGAAGAAGACCTACTAGCACAAGCTAAGAAGGCACTCAAAGCCGTATCTGCCCCCGTGTTCTATAACGGCCACCCACACAAAGAACAGTATCCGCAGATTATCCTTGACCTGGAAAATAGCCAGGATGAGCCGGAGGTACTGCATAGCGCAGAGGTCGTCAAACTGACGTTATCGGTGGATGTGTATACGGACCCGACGCAGATGGGGACACTGCTGCGGCTTAATCGAGAAGTAATCAATGTAATGAGAAAAGTAAAGTGCTCTGAGTGGTTCTCAGTATTTGACAATTACTCAGGCAGAAATTTAGACGACGAAGCAAACGACGGCCACTCGGTAAAACGAGGGGCTTTTCTGTTCGACTACTTCGTCTACGCAATACCAGAAAGGAAGGATAAATAATGGCATTAGACACGGTGAATAACATCATCGCGGAAAGCGATATGCGTAAAGCAGACCTGATCATCTATGGAATTAAGTTCCCTTGGGACAAGCCAAGCGACCTTATTAAGATGCTAGGGCAGCAGGCTGCCACTTCTACTACTGACACGCCTTCAACTTCTAACATCCAGCTGAAGAAGGGGACTGTACGGACACCAGGTGCCACCGCAGAAACTTTCGTAGTGGATACCTACTGGCGACTGCTTGATGAGGCAATCTATGAAGGACTGCGGCGTGCTGTCCAAGAACAGGTGAAGATCGGTATCTGGCGTTTTGACTTCAATCTGAAGCAGGACGACCCAAAGACTCCAGGCAGTTTCATTGTGCCAGCGCGGTATGGCCAGGCTTACCCGAACGGTGTGCCTGACACGGAAGCTGTTAACAACTTGCTTCATTCCAACGTTACCTACAACATCGAAGGTGAAACTAAGGACGGCGTAACGCTTCAAGCCGAACTGGACCCAGACATTTACAAGGTTGGACTGTCTATGTACGACTTTGCCCACAATACTGACGTCGGTGGCACGGCAGATCCAAAACCAACTGCCTTGGAAGCATACCTTAAGGCTAATGGTGGCAGTACCACTACTGGAACCGGTACAGGTTCTCAAAACTAGGAGGCTAATCAATGGAAAATCTGACAATCAATAATGGGGTCTACCAGCCTAAGCTAAACTTTAGCTTTTATCGCCAAACCCGTGATGACAAAGAGCTTAGCAATGGCAACCAGGACGGCTTCTCAGCCCTCGTTGAAGGCCTGCTAAGTGAAAATGTTGATGTGATTGTATCTACTTACTACCACGCTCTGGCATGGTATAAACGCAATCAGCCATCCGAAACCGATGTTGAAGAAGCCCTTGAGGCTTCTGTTTTCGCCAGCGACGAAGCAACTGACCAGGCATTTGCTGACATTCTTAACGCTCTTAAGGCCGATGGTTTTTTAGCCCGGAAGTTGCGCGAATACGTGAAGAACTCCGACAAGAACGCCGATATGGTGCAGGCTCAGATCGATCAGACCAAAGACGAGGAACGGGCCAGCCAGCTGAGTATTGGGCTCAAAGAGATCACGGCCGAAACCAACAAGCTCAAGAGCCTGCTAGCATCGGACGAATCCTCGCCCAAGCCAGGCGAATCGGACTTAGCCCATCAGAATTAGGCGATTTAACGCCAAAAGAATTTGAAGCGATTGAGCGAGGCTACCAGCTTAGCCTTGCTGATCAGCGCGACCAAACGCTGTTCGCTAAGCAGGTTCCACAGCAGACTGTTGCCGTTGAACCTCAAGGATCAATGGGCGATCTGTTTGATAGTTTAGCGCAGCGCAATCAGAAGATTGAAAAGAAGCTCCTAACTGGTGACAGCTCCGATGAACGGAAGCTGACCACTGGTCAGGAGCTTTTTATGAAGCTGTTGGAAAGGAGGAATAGCCAATGAGCAGCGTTGTTGCTGAAAAGCAGTTCGTCTGGAGTTTTATTGATAAAGTCACCCAAGGCGTTGATAGAGCAAAACGGGCAATGGATAGTGCCAAAGATGCAGCTAAACAGGCCGGTGTTGACGTAAAGGAAAGTTCAACCAACTGGGACAGCTATGGCAATCAGGCCAAGGAAGCTGCTGACAAGGCTAATTCGGCTGTAAAACAAGCGGCTAATACCTCCCGAGATAGTATGGAAAAGGTCAAGGAATCCATCGATAAGGTCAAAGACGAGACTGAGAAGATTCCTACTGCCAAGACGTTTAATCTGAAGGCAAAATTTGATGATACTCAGCTGCGGACTTTTACCCGGAAGATTAAAGACATTCCTGAGGAGAAGTCCACATGGATGAGAATTAAGGACGGCTTCACAAACCCTCTAAGAAACGCACAACACGAAGCCAACAATACGCAGCAGTCTTTTTCCCATCTTAAAGAGATTATGGCTGGGACGTTTGTCGGCGGTGCTGTTCTGAATGGTATCTACGCAATTGGTAATGGTATGAAGTCTCTGATTGCTACCGGGTATGAATACACACGGCAGCAGCAAACCATGATTGCCAGCTGGCACACGTTGACTGGCTCAGCCTCCGAAGGCCAAAAGATGGTTGACATGACTAACCAGCTGGCCATTTCGGCTCAGAACTCAACGGAAATGGTCAATGACCTAAATCAGAAGTTCTACGCTGTCACTAACAATGCTACCAAGACTCGTGAGCTTTCAAAGTCTATCCTTACCTTGCAAGACGCCTTTAATGCTAGTGACGCTTCAATTGAGAACTTCTCAACTCAGTGGGCACAGATGGTTGGTAATGGTAAGGCTAGTGCCCAGGATATGCTTTCAATCCAGAACGTCTTCCCAAAGTTCC